GGTACAGAAAGAAACCTGTCGAGGTTGAGGCGTTCTGCCTGACCGAGGAATCAGAACGGACAGCACCAGAATGGTTCGAGAGAGCTGTTCTGAACGAAACAGTCTGGATCGACCGGAGCTTGCAGGATGGACACGCCAAGATATATGGCTGCACGATCAAAACTCTGGAAGGGAAGATGCACGCCAAGGTTGGCGATTACATCATCCGGGGAGTGAACGGGGAGTTATATCCCTGCAAACCTGACATTTTCAAGAAAACGTATGAGAAGTGTTAGAAGGAGGTGATCCTAATATCTCCCACCTATGGGTTAAATAGGAGGCGGATATAGGCGATCAGCGGTAAGAATGGAGAAATACTCACACAATGGAATAAAAGGTGTGCATGAGGCTATACGAAGCTCTCAGGTATGCTTTACGCAGAGGGATTGCCAATAAAAGGCAATCCTTTTGTTTTGCCCTGGAGGTATGGCATATAAACTACTCGGTTCCCCATCGTGCCGGGATATAAATGCACGATAGCAGAGCCGGAGTGAACCGGAATCTAAATGAAATCAGCGAAGAAAGGAAGGTAAGTGACAATGGCTTACGATTTTTTAAAGAAACTTTTTAAGAAGGACGAAAACGGAGCGATCATTCCCATGACTGCCGAGGAACTGGAGGCTGCCATTGATGCAGATAAAAACATCAAGATAGTAGATCTGTCAGCTGGCGGTTATATCGCAAAGGACAAATTCGATGCGAAAGAAACTGAGCTCAAGGGAGTGAAAAAGCAGTTGGAAGATGCCAACACCCAGATTAAATCATTTGAGGATCAGGACGTTGACGGAATCAAGAAAAAGGTTTCTGAGTGGGAACAGAAGTATAACACCGATACTCAGGCACTGAGAGACCAGATGGCAGCTCAGAGCAGATCCCACGCTGAGGATATGTTCCTCTCTGGATATAAGTTCACATCAAAAGCCGCAAGAAAAGGCGTACTGGACGAACTGAGATCCAAG